AAAAAGTAAAATGGAAGAATTTTCTAAGCACAGGTAATCAATTTACAGAAATAGATCTAGATAAAAATAACACCACACTTATAATTGGTGAGAATGGTGCTGGTAAATCTACTATCCTAGATGCTTTATGTTTTGGTTTATTTGGTAAACCATTTCGTTCAATTAATAAAGCACAGCTAATTAACTCTATTAATAATGCTGATACTTGTGTAGAGGTAGAGTTTATAAGTGGTTCTAAACAATACAAAGTCCTTAGAAGTATCAAACCGAATAAGTTTGAGATATGGCAAAATGATAAGATGCTAAATCAAGAAGCAAACAGTCGTGATTTTCAAAAGATACTTGAACAGCAAATACTAAAATTAAATTATCGTTCATTTACTCAAGTGGTTATATTGGGTAGTTCTACCTTTATACCTTTTATGCAACTGAAGGCAAGATTTAGAAGGGAAGTGGTTGAAGAAATCCTTGATATACAAATCTTTTCATTAATGAATATGTTATTAAAG